AAAACGTGCTGTTGGGGAAACGCCGGACGTACTGCCGATAACTCTTGACAGTGCGATTATAGTCGGAGCGGTAATTGGCAATCAGATTTTCGGTGACTGCCAACTCGTTCATCAGTTCCCGGTAGTTATCGGCGGATTGCAGTTCTGGGTAAGCCTCTGCCACGGCTGCAATCTGGGTGGTGATCTCAGAGACGGCGGCATCAGAACTGCTGCCCCGCACCGCGATAATGGCCATAAGGGTATCGTATTCGTGCTTATCGTATGCCTTAACCATTTCAACCAGATTCGGGATAAGGTCAAAGCGGCGTTTCTCCTGCACCTGAATGTCAGACTGCGCAGCGGCCACCTGTTCCTCGTAGGAAATGGCGGTATTCTTCGCGCCCTGCACGATAAACAGACCTGTGCCAAGCGTCAAAATTACGATTAAGAAAATTACAACAGCCACTTTCCAAAATGTATCTTTCATCTTTTCTCCTTTCAATCCATCCAAGTATATTCTTGGAACCGTTGAATCTGCTTGTTAAACGTGATGGGAAGGTCGCCTATCTCGCCTTCTTTGTTCTTGCTTAGCCGGAACAGGTACTTGTCGGGGTTGTCGCCGGACAGAAGGATGATTGCATCAGCGTCCTGTTCAATCTGCCCGCTCTCTCGCAAGTCGGAGTTAGTAGGCGTTGCTCCGGGCTTGGATGGGTTTCGATTGAGCTGTGCCAGTGCCACCACAACAATGCCTGTGGTCTGTGCCAGTTCGTGCAGGGCAATGGATATAGCTGTAATGGCGGCATATCTGTCCTTTGCGCCTGTTTCGTGGATGAGTTGAAGATAGTCTACGAAGATGACTTGAGCCTTTTTACGGAGAGCCTGAGCCTTCATCCACGCCACGTTCTTTCCGGCAGCGGAGCGGATATATAGAGGCATCTTTATGTTCTTTGCCTGTCCGTCAATCTCATTCAAGCTGACCGCCTTATTTTTCACCGTGTCCAGAGGGCAGTATATTTGATTGGCCATCAGACGTGCGCCCAGCTTGCGTTTGCTTGTTTCTAAGCTGAAATAGTACACGGTATAGTCCTGCTTTGCCATGCTTGCTGCTATTTGCAGAGACAGGGCTGTCTTGCCAGCAGACGGTCTGCCGCCGATTATGATGAAATCGCCCGGTGAGATGTGCAGCGCTTCATCCAGACGTTCTAGGCCTGTCTTGATGTACACAGGTTTCTCGTCCATGTGAAGCACATAGTCGTTCAGCACATCCTCGTATGTCCACGCATCTTCTTCCTCAGCTTTCAGGCTCATTGCTTCGCCCATCTGCTGATAAATGTCTGATAGATCAGAATAATCGGTAAGCTCGCTGGTCATCTGAAATGCCAGGCCTTGCACACGAGTGAGTGCAGCCTGTTCTCTGATAAGCTGTGCCCAACGCTGCATCTGCTCCCTGTCAATTCGTACACACTCTGATTCACAGGTTTGTACACACGCCAAGAGCGTCTGCGCTACGTCTGGATGCTGCGTGTTTATCTCGACTATATCTATCTTACCCCTAGCCGTCCAATAGCCCTGAACAGCTGCAAAAGCGTCTCTCAGCTCAGGTTTGAACAAGTCAAGTTCAAGGTCTGGTATGATTTCATCCACAACGCCCGGCTTGCAGAGCATCAGCGCACCGATAAATACCGTTTGAACGTCCATTGTCATAGTCTAGGAAACTCCATCTCCGTACTTTGCTCGTACTGGTCATCCTGTTTCAATGCGTAAATGTCCTGCCACCCGGCATAGATGCTCTGGTCGAGAATGGCTTTCCAATCATGCCGATCAAACTTTTCCAGCTTGTTGCAGAGCATCTGTTTCGCCCGGTCTGTCATAGGCTTTTTGATTCTTGTACGCATCTGTGCGAACTCTCGCAGGGATTCCAGCAGGGCTTTATCGCCATGAGCAAAGTCGGAGAAGATGTCAGGTTTCTTTTTGACTGCACTCTCCGGCAGGGTCTTGACGTTCATCTGACTGTCAGCTGATACAATGGGCTCATTGTCATCTGACTTTGAACTCATAGATGAGCTGACTTTCATCTCATTTATGACATGAGGATGAGCTGACTTTCGTGTAGACCATCCTTTTGACGCAATATCGCTTCTTTTTGATTCTTCATCGAGCAGATGTTTAATCAAAATGAAATAAGATTCTGCTTTTTTTGAGTTCAAAGTTGCATCTTTTCCTTCAAAAACGTATGCACAGATTGCATCGTATAGTTCCAACTTCTCTTTACTTTTGAGTGTGGAGATGGCTTCAAAGTAGTATCGTTGGAATGTAAAGCTGTCTCGTTTTTTGTCCATGCTCAATCCTCTTTGTAGCGTTTGTTCCATGCTTCGACAGCATCCTCTGCCGTGTCAAACAGTGCGCCACCCATGCTTTGATTGTCTCCATCCGTGCAAAGGATACATTTGCCCCATCCTTCGTGATGCAAGTCATAAGAAAGCCCGCTCCACGGGTCTTGTTCGTACTCGCATCCCAAATGACCATGAAAGTTGCCTTCATCGTCACATACACCAATGTAAACTGCGTTCTTTCCGCAGAATGGGCATCTTTTGAGTTCTTCCATTTTTTACCCTTTTCGTCCATGCTCATGTCCTTTTGCTCCTTCTCTTAATTTTCTCACCCGGAATCATGTAGTAGACGTTCGTACACATGCTCCAACGCCAGTCCATCAGCTTGCTGTAATCATCTCGATTACTTGGTGCAGAGCGGAAGAACCGGCTCAGCATAGTGAAATTGTTTCTGCGCCTGTAAATCTGTTTCAGGTGCTTCTTTGACAAGTTTTTCATTTTCTGAATCCCTCTCTCGTTCTCGTGATTCGCTTATGCGCCTTGACAGGCCTTGCGCCTTTGCCGTACGCTGGGCGGATATGTTTTGCCTTGATGTACCCGCAAGGCGGTTTCGGCCCAAAGTCGAAAAGGCTCAAGTCCATAACGATGATTCCAAACTTCTTGTTCGTCATGTTTACTGCTCCTTACGCATACCATTTCGGTGCTTCGTTAAAGATTCTCACACCTTCTGCAAATCCCAGCTTTTTTAAGGTTTCACACATGATGCCGCCAATCATGATGTGAACGATTTCTTCATCATCACCGTACTTTTTGTATGCTTCCTGCATTTCCTCTGTGAATGCGTCAACCATATCTTGCGTAACAACGACATTCTTTTCCATAAGCCCTCCTATACCATCGGAAACGCCATCCAATGCGTCACCGTCACATCTTTCGGCAGTCTCTCGCCTATCTCGTCCCAGAACTGACCGTCTGCGTAACAGCCGAGAAAGTACGCTGTTGGCGAGAATCATTGCAACATTTTTCCATCTTTATCACGCCACGTTGTCTTATTAGCAAGCAACAAAGGTGTCGTTCGCTTTTTCGGCGGTTCGCTTGCTGGATGCCATATCGTGCTATTCACTCAATCGCCCTCCAATACACCATCAGGGCGCATTTTTGCAAACGCCAGCAGACCGTACAGCGCACGTTTCGCATTGCCTTCTGTTGCGTTCCAGTAGTTTCTGTCGTCAACATCATCACCCAAAGCAGCAATAGCCTTTTCTAGCATCGGGATGCTTTCTGCGCCTGTTTTGCCATAGATGGAGCGGATGCCGTTCTCACCAAACACTTCCGGTTGATAATAGAAGTGACCGTAATTATAGGTGACGTTGAGCCACAGTTCTTTCGTTCCGCCCATAGCGAGCATACCACCAGCGATAAAATGCGTACTATCTGCTTTGAGCGGTTCGTGCGTTACAGGATCGCACAGCGAAATATCATAGCTCATTTTCTCATCCTTTCGCCAGCCATACAGCCAAAAGACCACCGCCAAAGACAGTGGCGTTAATAACCGCAATTATTATTACATGAATAATTGTAGAACGTTCTGGATGCTTCCACGACCATCCAAGCGAAATGTCATCGGTCATATCCCAAAGAAACATTTCAAAAATCGTGACAAAGGCTCCAACAAAGAATGTTATGAGCGACCCCAAAACAAATATGGCGAATGTTTCTTTAGTTGTCATTTTTTCTTTTCTCCCATTCCTTACAGCCACGTTCATCCCACACGAAGTCTGCAACGTGTTCT